GATCAATTATTTGTTAATGATACAATTCCAAAGGGTATATTTCAAAGAGACTTTTTCTTAAGCATTACAAAGATGTTTAACCTATACGTCTATGAAGATACTTGGGATGATAAAAAAATAATGATAAAACCATTTATTAATTTTTATCCAGAAACAAGTGCAACTGCTTTAGATTGGTCTAATAAAATAGATAGGTCTAAGCCTTTGAGTATCAAGCCAATGAGTGAATTAAACGCAAGATATTTTCATTATAAGTTTAAAGAGGATAACGATTTTTACAATGAGAATTATAAGAAAAAATATAATGAAAGTTATGGCGATAGAATTTTTGATACTGAATATGATTTTAGTAAAGAAACTGATTCGCTTGAAGTAATCTTTGCGCCAAGTGTATTATACCAAAAGACAGGCACGGATAAAATATATCCTGCTATTTACAAGGTATCTGATAATAACACAAAAGAAAATTCAATGGATAGTGTTATCAGGATAATGCAAGCTAAAAAGATAACAGGCAGAACAAGTTATAATATATTGAATAGTTTAGCAGTACTTGATACCCTTACTACCTATGGATATGGTGGGCATTTAGATAATCCTTTTGCACCTACAAATGATATTAACTTTGGCGTACCTTTTGAGATACAATTCAATGCTACAACTTATCCTACAACTAATGTATTTAACGCATATCATAGTGAATACATTGCAGAAATTACAAGCAAGGATTCAAAGTTATTAACTTGTTCAGCTTTATTAGATACTGTTGACATTATGAACTTAGATTTTAGTAAGTTTTATTGGATTGATGGAGTATTATATAGGCTGAATAAAGTAGATGGATTTAACCCAATGGAATACAAGACAACAAAAATTAGTTTATTAAAGGTTATTGAAACAAAATATTTTTTATAATGGCACAGAATTTAGATTTAAACATAAATGTCAATACCGATCAGGCAGGAAAATCTGTCGGATCACTTAAAGCACAATTAAGGGAAGCGCAAGCGGAAGTGGCATCGTTGGCGGATAAGTTTGGTGTTGCATCTAAGGAAGCTATTGAGGCAGCAAAAAGAGCAGGGGAATTAAAAGATAGGATTGGCGATGCAAAGGCAATGACGGAAGCCTTTAATCCAGATGCAAAGTTTAAAGCAGTTACCGCATCCTTATCAGGAGTTGCTGGTGGATTTGCTGCGGTGCAAGGTGCAATGGGTTTATTAGGTGGCGAATCAGAGGACGTTCAAAAAATGCTTTTAAAGGTTCAATCTGCAATGGCTATTTCACAGGGCTTGCAATCTGTTGGAGAGGCGGTAGATAGTTTTAAAAACTTAGGTGCGGTTATAAAAAATACATCCTTATTTCAACAAGCATATAATTTTATATTAGGACAAAAGGTTGTAGTTACAGAGGCAGATGTTATTGCAACCGAAGCGCAAACAGTAGCAACAGTTGAACAAGGGGTTGCAACAGTTACAACTACCACAGCAGTTACAGGTGCTACAACTGCAATGAAAGCACTTAGGATTGCATTAATTGCATCAGGTATTGGCATATTAGTAGTAGCATTAGCATTAGCAGTACAAGCATTTTCTAATTATGTAGGTGCGGCGGCGAAGGCAGAGGAAGCACAAAATAAATTAAATAAAAAAATATCGGATGGTGCTAAAGTAGCTTTGGATGCGGAAAAAAATTTTTTAGAAGGTCAAGAAAAATTAGATATAGCTCAAGCAAAAGCAAAGGGTGCAAGTGAACAACAAATATTTGAAATTGAGCAAAAATATAGAAGGCTAAGAGCAGAATCACATCAAAGGCATTACGAGGAAGTTTACGGAAAAGATGCAAAAGCAGCAGAGGAAAGTAGCGCAGAAATCAATAAAATAAATATAGATGGTCAAGTAGCTGCATTTGAAAATGAAGCAAGGAAAAGAAAAGAATATCAAGAGAAAAAAGAAAGAGAGGAAAAAGAGGCAGCAGAAAAATTACAAAAAGATTTATTACAAAGTTATGAAGACTATTTAAAACGTAGAGAATTTGCTCGTAAAAATAGCGAGGGAATATATATAGATGACATAAGAAAATTTGAACAAGAAGATGCAAACGAAAGGGATAAAAAAAGAAATGATGAAATAGATAAAAATGTAATATGGCAAAATAAGTCTTTAGCTACTATTAAACAAACTGGAGTTCAAATATTAGCAATAGATCAAGCAAATTCAGACGCAAAGAAAAAAATGGCTGAGGAGGAAAGGAATTTAAGAGTTAATGCAGCTTACGATATTGCAGATGCTGCAATGTCTTTAGGATCAATAATTGGTGAGCAAACAAAAGCAGGAAAGGCTTTAGGAATTGCAAGTGCTTTGATTAATACTTATACGGGAGCTTCTGAGGTTATTAGAGCAAGATCAACATTGCCAGAGCCATTTGGTACTATTCAAAAGATTGCGTCTGTTGCTGCTATAATAGCAACGGGTATGCGTGCGGTTAAATCAATAACTGCCGTTCAAGTTCCTGGCGGTGGCGGTGGCGGTGGTGCTTCTGTTCCTTCAATATCAACACAAGCACCTATTTTGCCACAATTACCAAGTGCGCAAATGACACAATTAAATCAACAATCAATTAATGATTTAGGCAATCAGGCAGTTAGGGCATACGTTATTGAGACAGATGTTACAGGCAATCAACAAAGAATGGCAGCCATAAGACAAAGAGCAAGATTTAGTTAAACGATAAATATTCACAAATAAACTATTTAAAGATATGAATACAGAGATACCTATTTATATGTTGGACATTACAGATAGCATAGAAGATGATTCACAAGTTGATTTCATTGCATTAGTTGATCGTCCTGCAATACAAAAGAATTGGAACGCATTTAATAAAACCCAAAAATTTGAGGTAACAAATGAAGATCGCCGTATTATTTCGGGTGCTATTATGTTGGCTGATACGCCTATTTTCCGCAGCGATGCTACTTATGGCGATTACTATGTTGCTTTTAGTTCGGACACTATTCTTAAGATTGTACAGAAGTTTTTTAAAAAAGGCTTCCAAAGCAATGTGAATTTAATGCACGATTCTAAGCAACAATTTGAGGGGGTTACCTTATTTGAAAGTTTTATCTCTGATCCTTCTCGTGGCATTATGCCAATGAAAGGCTTTGAAGATGCGCCTGTTGGCAGTTGGTTTGGGTCTATGATCGTGGATAATGACGAGGCGTGGGCTAAAGTTAAAAGCGGACAAATTATGGGATTCAGCGTCGAGGGGTTATTTACCTATAAACCGAAGGAAGTAAACAAGGTTGCGTCTATGGTAGATGCAATCCAAAAAATATTATCACAGGTTAAGTGATAAACTATTTATTTTTTAACTATATAATAAAAAAAGTATGAACGCACAGGAAGCAATTTTAAAAATTAAGGCTTTGTTTGAGGACAACGCTGCGCCTGTTAAGGAAGATGAAGCCGATATGACTAAGGTTGAGGAAACTAAAGTTGAGATGGCAGAATATTCATTAATGGACGGAACTAAGGTTGAGATTTCAGCTTTAGAGATTGGCGGTTTAGTAACTATTGAAGGGCAACCAGCACCAGCAGGAGGTCATGAATTGATGGACGGCACAGAAATTACCTTAGATGAAAACGGAAAAATTACCGAAATCGAAACTAAAGTAGTGGAAGCAAGTCCAGAAGTTGACGTTGAAGCAGGTAAAGATTATGAAGATAAGAAGATGGAGGAAATGGCTGAAAAGTTTGAGGCAAAGATTGCTGAATTGACTGAAGCTAAAAACTTATCTGACGCAAAAGTTTTGGATTTAGAGAATAAGGTTAAGCAAGGATTTGCACAAGTAGCTGAATTGATTGAAGCACTTTCAAATACGCCAAGCGAAGATCCTATTAAGAAACCAAATAGCTTTAATGAGTTTGTAAACACAAAGGGCATTAAAGAACAAAGATTAGAAAAATATAGAAACGCAATTTTAAACACTAAAAATTAAATAAAATGGGATTTAACGTAGACGCATTAGCCGCTTATACAGAGCAAAACGAAGCCTTATTGGTAACTGATTCTGTATTAGGTGCAAAGACTGCAGCTTTAATTAAAAGCGCAGGTAACGTTATGGTAGGCGTAAAGTCTGCTGAAACAATTAACATTATGGACACAGACGCAATCTTCCAAGCAGGTGGATCTTGCGGATTTACTGCATCTGGTTCAACAACTTTTACTCAAAGAACAGTAACAGTTGGAAAAATTAAAGTAAACGAATCTCTTTGTCCTAAAGACTTAGAAGCTAAGTACTTACAAAAAGCATTACCAACAGGATCAATGTATGATTCTATTCCTTTTGAGCAAGAGTTTGCAGATAAGAAAGCAAAAACAATTGCTGCTCAATTAGAGGTTGCATTATGGCAGGGCGATACAACTTCAGGCAACGCAAATCTTTCTCGATTTGACGGACTTGTTAAGTTAATCGGAGCTGCTTCTGGTGTTGTAGCTGCTAACGCTTCTACTTTCATTAGTGGTGCGCCTTTAAGCACAATTACTGCTGCGAATGTAATCAGCATTTTTGATGGTGTATATCAAGCAATCCCTGCACAAGTTGTAGCTGCTGACGATATGACTATCTTCTGTGGTCAAGATGTTTTCAGAACTTACACAGTTGCATTAAAGAACGCAAATCAATTCCATTATTCAATTGATGTGAAAGCTGATAGCGAGTTCGTATTACCTGGTACTCCAATTAAAGTAATTGCTTTACAAGGTTTAAACGGAACTAACAAGGTTTACGCAATGCGTTTATCTAACTTGTTCTTAGGAACAGATTTGTTGAATGAAGAAGAAAAATTTGAAATCTTCTACGCAAAAGAAGCTGATCAAGTTCGTTTTGTATCTGAGTTCAAAATGGGTGTAAACGTAGCGTTCCCAGACGAGATCGTTAAGTTTATCTTAGCATAATTATTGGGGGGTTTAATCGCCCCCCATTTTTAATAAAATTTTAAATTTAATATTATGCCGTGTGCATTAACATCAGGATACACTTTAGACTGCCGTGATAGCTTAGGCGGTGTTACGGAAGTGTATTTTATAGAAGCAGCCAACGTAACTGCTACAACCGAAGCGAGTGGTGTAATTACCGCATTAACAAAGGCATCAGGTAAGAAGTTCTACAAATACGAGCAAGTAAAAGATACATCAATGATGAATCAAACTATTACTACTAACGTACAGAATGGAACAGTATTTTATGCACAGGAATTAATGGTTGTATTAAATAAATTACAAACCGCTACAAGAAACGAGATTTTATTGCTTGCTCAAAATACTTTGATTGCAGTAGTAAAGGATTCAAACGGCGTATATTGGTATCTTGGTAAAACAAGAGGATTAGATTTAACTGCTGGTACTGCTGGTACAGGTACTGCTCAAGGCGACAGAAGTGGATTCACTTTAACCTTTACAGGT